TAGGAGTAATTGAAGTATCACTGTGAATTTGAACTGCTTTAAATCTATCTGTAGAGTCACTTTCGTCAAATAATAAATAAGCTTCTGCAGATGCTCCCATTCCTGAAAAATCTTGCTGGTAAGTAGAAGCTGTAGCGCTTGAATTTAAAAATGTTTCTCCACTCGGAGAATCAAATTGATAAGTACTTGAACCAATTTCTAATAATCCTGTAGAATCATCAATAGTTACAGTTTGATTAATTGAACCACCTTTAGGAACTAAATCAACTTTAGAAGTAAAGGAATTTCCAAGACTGCTTTCTGCAATTTCAATCTGTCTAACTGTATATTGAGATACTGTTCCCGAGCTTGAAACAGTTCTGACTTTTATTTTATATATACCTGCTTTTATATTTTTAAATGTTAAAGTTTGAGTTGTTATATTTGTTTTTATACTTCTTGCTTCTCCCCTAATATTGTGGGATACTTCAAAACCTGAAGCAAATTTATATCGAGTACCGTTTGAGTTTTCAGGAAATTTCCAGTTTACAACTAATTGATGTCCTTGTGAATCTGCCGCAGTATTTGTAGAAATAGACCCATCAGATATGCTCATAGGTTCTACACTCAAACTAATACTATCAGGTGCAGGTACTACATCTTCTGGATTAGGGGAATTATCAACAGGTCTAATATTAAGTTCAAAACCTCTTTCAATCTGTGCAAATTTATTAGCAGCAAATTCTGCAGCTACTATAGAATATTTATAGTTATCTTCTTCTTTAATAGATATTACTTTGTATTCTTTTACTGTGCCTGTTTTTTCTGTTCCATCGGAATTAAATAATCTTAATGACCATATAGTTTCTTCCTCTGGAGCTTCACTAAATGCTGAAGATACAGTTAAAGAAGAAACATTTCCTGCAGATGTTGTTACAGTCTTAGTCTCTATTCTTACATTTTCCGACCAAAAAACTTGTACGCTATCATTTGAATCATCAGTTAAGTTAGCTGCATCAGACTCAGAAGTAATATTTGGTATTAAATCACCTCTATTATATACTACGCTTGATATGGTTGCAGTCTCTTGTTCTAAATATGCGCCACCTTTAGGGTAAACTAATAATAATTGAGGTGGAAAATCACTTGAATAAGAGGGTAAATTAATTGTTCTATCTAAAGGTATTACTGTTGTAGTTTTTGTACCTGTTGCTGAAACTCTTCCTGAATAAGATGATCTGTCTCTGTCTGCGTCTTGGACTGTAATAATATCTCCAGGCCCTAAACCTACAGCAGCAATACTTGTTACAAAAGATACTGTTTCTTTTTCTAATCTTTCACTTAGAAGCTTCCACTTACCTGCTCTATGTGCTTGACCTCTTGATGTACAGCCAAATGCTAAATGTTCGCTTCTTACAATTCTTCCTGTTTCTAGTATTCCTTGCTGGTCTTCTACATATTCAGTACTTTGTCTATAATTATCATTTGGGTCATTCCATTGAACTTTTACTTGATTAGTTCTAACTCTATTTCCTGTTCCTTCATATTGAAAAATTCCTCCTTCTATATTTCCTTTTGTAAAAGCATATACAGGTTCTTTTTCTCTATCAGAAATTGCAGTTACTTGACCATCTTTCCAAATAGCCATTCCTCTAAAAACACTTGCGAATTGTTTTAATACATTCGTAGCTTCTGCTGCTTTTGATAAGTACACATTAGTTGTAAAACGAGGTTCATATCCACCTTCTCCATCAGGAACTAATTCATCACAGTACTTTGCTAACTGAAATAATCCATATTTATCTATATTTGATTTATCTATGAACTGTCCTAATCCATATCTTTCGTTTGTTAATAAATCATAAAAAACCCATACTGGATTATTGCAATATACTTTTTCATAGTTTACTGATGTTGCATCAAAAGTAGTTATATCTCCTCTAAAATTACCGTCCCAATTTTGATAAGTACTTTCAATTGCTCCTGTAGTTATATTTCTTGTATAAGCTGCTGCTCCGCCTGTCTCATCTCTTGTAAGATAGTTTGTAGGAACTTGTATTTTTAATCCTTTTAATAAATAAGCTCTTTGAGGTAATTGACCTTCAAAATCAGCAGCATTGAAAGATGTTGAGATATAAGAAGTGTACGGATATTTTAACTTATCTTTTATTATAGATTCTATTGTAGATAAAGTACAAGGGTTTGTATGTCTATAACTGCCATCTATAAAATTCGTATCATTTATTCTTCTTACTCTAATTCTCCAATCATCATAAGGTTGGAATTTATCTGTAATTATCATAAATTCTTCACTAAACTCATTATACTGAGGTTCGTTTGGTTTTATATATCCAGTATTTGGAAAACTGCTGGTCGTAATAAAGTTGACATTTCTGCCTCCTCTTCCAGTGCTTCTATTAATAATTTGACTATTCGTAGGTCCATACAATAGTTCTGAGATATAACTCGAACCATTATCTACACTATACTCAAAGAATATTTGAAGTTCAACAAAAGAAGATTCTTTAGAGCCACTTGATTTTATTGCGTGACAAGCAGGCAATTTAAAAGTTAAATGAATTTCATCTATTTCGGAAGGATTAGATACTCCTGCAAGAGCTGAAGTTATAATTGTATCTTCTGCTGTACCTTCTGATTGTGTTGGTTCGTCTAATTCATTATTATACCCAGAAACTAAATTTCCTCCAGTTCCTACTCTTGCTCTTAAATCTGACTGTTCTAAGCTTATGTTTAATGCAGTGTTTGTTGCTGCGGAACCAAAACCTGTTTCATGTGGTATATAATCTTGATTTCTCTCACCTGACTTAAATTGCATTTTGACTTTGTCAAAATTCATTATATCATCATTCTGACCAACGATTGTATTAAGAGCAGATATTTGACAAGATACATTAGAAGTCGTTACAGGAACAGCCTTAGAAAGTGTTGCTACATTTCCTGATATTGAACTAATACTTGCATTAAAATCTAAAGAAATATTTTTAGAAGATACAGTTACAGCTGCGACATCTTGTACAGTAATTTCTGTTGCACTTACAAAAGTTTTAACTTTAGTTATTAAGTCTGTTCCATCTTGTCCTGCTCCTGCTATTCTTATAAAAGCCTCCGGAGTAACTGATCTTGAATTTACCATATCAGAAGTAAAGAAAGAACTACTTGTTGTCACTGTATCAGAACCTGCTGTCATACTTGCAATGCCAGTTCCTTGTTTTTCTGCTCCAACAATAGTTACAGTTCTCGACCCTAAGTCTAATCCTGATTTATTATTTAAAGTAAGTGAATTTATTTCTCCGAATTGAGAATGAGTAATATTTGCAGAACCAGCTGTAGTACTTAGTATAACTCTTCGAGGTTTCATTATTTCATTTGCTATATTATCTATAAAAGGTACATCATTTATAAATATAGAAGCAAAGCCATTTGCTAACCCTTCTATTGGGCCTTCAGAGAGTATATCATAAACAACAGCATGTTGTTCCTTATCAGGATGCCTTCTACTATTACTAACTGTTGTGGGTTTAGTATATTTTGCCATTTATATTCCTATTGCTGTGCTTTATAGTCTGCTGAACTCTTTGTACCTGTATGCGGTGCTGTTTGTATTGTATAAGATGAAGTTCCATCTGATTTATAGTTTGTCCTTGTTCCTGTAGTTGCATAATTTGAACTTGCATATGAATTTATTGTACCTGGAGCAAAACCCTCATTGATTGGAGTTCCGCCTATTTTCATTTGTCCATATAATACTGGAACAGGTTGTCCTTGTTCTATATTTTGTCCTGCCCCGTTAAAAAGGAAAGAAGGGTCAGAAGTCATATTATCTGCCTCGGGTGCTGACATTTCCATTAATCCCATAAGTGCTAAATTTACTCCTAAAGAAGCAACTAACAGTCCTGCTAAATTTAGACTTGCTCCTGCTGCAATTGATGCTGCTACTGAAGTCCCTCCTCCAATAACTGTGGCAGCACTCCCCATAGTTGCTGTCATAGTAGTTCCAAATGCTCCAGCTGCTGTAGCTGTTGCTCCTCCCGCTGCTCCTCCTGTTGTGAGCATTGGACCTAATCCAGGGATAAAAAACATTGCTGCTAATAATAAAAGTCCTGTTATTAATTTTCCTAAACCTTTACCTGAACCTGCTG